AACATTCAAGGCCACGACTGCACTAACCACAAAAACCGGTAATGTGGCAATCGCCATTACGGTAGACGGCAAAAGTTTTACAAAAGATTTCTCCTTTTCCTTGGCGCTAAAGGGGGCTACAGGCGACAAAGGGGAGCAGGGCGAACCAACCGGTGTAGTAGTGTCCGCTACAGAACCATCTACTAAATTTGACGGCATGCTCTGGAAGCATACCGGAACCGTCAGCGGACTTACGAAAGATGTCACATACCGATGGACTGGAACAAAATGGGAAACATATCTCTTCGCCGCCACAAACATTAAGGCTGAGTCATTATCTGCATTAAGCGCAAATCTGGGGAAGATTACAGCCGGAGATATAAAAAATTCAAAAAATACGGTGGAGTTTAACGTGGCAGAAGGTTGGATAGAATCTAATACAGCGGAAGTTTCAATGATGTATGGAAATGGGAAAGTCGGATATCCAGCAGCATCTTTTTCAGAAGGGGGCGTATACGCTAGACTATACGCCGACAAAAATTTAGCTACAAAAATTAACGAAGTAGAAGTAAATGGAGCCGGGGTATTTGTGAATGGTATAGATATTGCCGGAAAAATTGATGAGCTAAATCGCAATTTGCCAGTTGTAATTTTTCAAGGATCAAGGCTATTAAGTTCAAGCGACATGTGGAATACCGACTTAAGTTTTTGGCAATTTAACCGGATTACTATGTGCATGGTATTCCAGAATATCCGACATGTATGCGATTTCTTCCCCGATAATAACAATGATCCGAATGTATATCATACATTTTCCTGGAATGATTTCAGCATTGATGGGGGAAAACGTATGGTGACCGGAAAACTTGCTTTTTCTGGTAGATATATCTCGCATAAAGACCTTGCAATAAGCTACAACCTTGGATCATGGCAAGTATTAGATACGTCATATATAACAATCACCAAAATTATAGGATATAGATAATTATGCAATAGCAAAACTAACACCAAAATATACATATATGCCAGCGCTTACAGTGTATACACCATTTGCCCGAACCGACCCATCGGTCATTACCTTAAATCCCCTTCCGGCAACGGTCGTGGAAAAATAAATGGTTCCGGTGGGTTTCAATGGCGTTTGGAAAAGAATGGTATCATTATCATACGTTGCTGGATTTAGGTATAAAAATCCGTTTATCTTGCAGTCGTAAGCATTGGCCTTAACTATGATGGACTTGTTGCCAATATTTGCATTGACACTGGTTGGAGTATATGTTTTATATTCCAAATTGCGATTTAGTAGAAGAAAGGAAGATGAATATGAGAACAAGAGACAGACCGGCGCCGGTCTTATTTTTGACAGAAAATACCAATAAGGAGAGTAAATCAATTGTATATTAATGCAGATACCATTATAACAACCGCCAGCGTGATAACAGCACTGGTGGTTATTTTTTCAGCGATCTTCGGGGTATACCGATGGTACCAGAATCAGAATAGGCAAGACAAAGACATCGCCCGTCTAAAAGAGGAAATGACGCTGATCGTGTATTGCAGCAGTGCAACATTAGACGGACTGATGCAACTGGGGGCGAATCACACTGTCCCTATTGCCAAAGACAAGTTAGACAAGTATATAAATTTGAAAGCTCATGAGCAGGAGGAATAAAACATGGAACAGATTATGAATTATGTAAAACCAGAATTAATTGTAGTGGCAATCGCCCTGTATTTTATCGGTATGGGACTCAAGAGCGCCCAGGCGGTAAAGGACAAGTTCATCCCGCTGATCCTGGGCGGCGTGAGCATTGCGCTCTGCGCTATATGGGTACTTGCAACGGGAGAGTTTGCAGGGGGTAATGATATTGCTATGGCAGTATTTACAGCTATCACGCAGGGGATTCTTCTGGCGGGCCTGAGTACATATGTGAACCAGGTGGCAAAGCAGATCAGAAAAGATGAGTAGTATATGAGTAGCCAGGAGATAGATAAAAGAGTCAGGGATCATGATTATGTGATCCCTTTTAAATTATATAGCGCCATCTGTTCCAGTGGTCAAGTGGATCATATTTTACGTGATGGTCAATGGATAGACATTTGGACGGTTGACGGGTGGCACTGGAGGGTAACTGTCAAATTATAAATAAAGGAAGGAAATTTATATGAAGAAAAGAGAAATAGCAGTTAAATTATTTAGGCACTTAATAGAGCATAGCTGGCACGGTTACAGCCAGATCAGCAGATGGGGAGACGGGGCCGGGACATGCCCGGTAGTAATCAATGGCAAGACGTATCAGCTGCAGCAGGGAGACCGGGACTGCAGCTCTGCTATCATTTCGGCGTTTGAGGCGGCAGGGATCAGCTGTGGAGGAGCGACTTTTACGGGTAATATGCGGGCGTGCATGGTGGCAACCGGAAACTTCCGATGGCACCCGGGAACCGGATATGTTGCCAAACCGGGGGACGTATACCTTAACGAGGCTTGCCATACTGCCATTTGTTTATCCGCGGTGCCGGATCGGCTGGGAGAATTTAGCATTTCTGAGACTGGCGGGATCGATGGAGCAGAGGGAGATCAGACTGGTTGGGAGAGCCACGAGTGCGATTATTACAACTATCCCTGGGATGGGATTCTGGAATGCATCAACAATGAGGAGGATAAACCCACCAGTAAACCACCTAAATCAGCCAAAATCATAATGAGCAAGCAAAAAGGCACAGACAACCAGCGATTTTATATTGAGGACGCCGGAAATGGATTTGTACGTTTAAAAAGCAAGTCTACGGGCCTGTACCTGGACGTTCCTGGGGCCAATGCTGTTAATGACGCGGTTCTGCAGCTTTATGAAAAGAATAGCACTGACGCGCAGCTGTGGAGGATCATCTACAAAAACCAGGGCCATGCGCGGTATGCCCAGCTGGAACCGAAACTTTCCCCTGGCAGATTAGCCAGCGTGGAAAGTAATGGGGTAGCAGGAGATACTGCCAAACTAAAATTATGGAGCGATCAGAACAGCAGCAAGCAGACATTTTGGATTAAACAGGCAGACGATGGTACATATGTTTTTGTACATACATACAGCCTCAAGGCCATTACGGCAGAGTAAAATTGTATCCTGGATCCTTTTGGATTCCGGGCTTGGCATTTAACAAAGGGATAAATAACTCAAAAAAGAACCGTCATTATGACAGTTCTTTTTTGAGTTATTTTTTAGGAATGCCCCCTCAATCGTCCAACATGGCTACAGTATCGCGGCATATAGTGCCGTTATTGTTTTCGTAAATCGGATCCCCATTTTTAAAGATCCGAAGCAGGTTTTTCTCAGAATCGTAAGTTCCTATTTTTTCATCACCGACCAATACCATGTGACCGTCACCTGCATCATTGTAGTTTGACATATCATATCGGATGTATGTAAAATCTTTATCGGGGTTGTAAGCCGATTTATCGTATCCAGCCGGGCAGCCTTTTTTGTATTCTGCGTTTGCAAGCGCCAGCAATTCCTTTGCCATTTCCGCTGTAAAAGCAGTGCCGTGTTCTTCTTTTACTCCAAACCCCCAATAAATACCATCTGTTCCAGAAGATTTAACATTTGCGTAATACCCATTTTGTCCCATAACGTTTGTATTCATAAAATATCCTCCTTGATTTTGAGATATTTAATTGTTATAATTTCTTTGATGGGGAGCGGTGGCAAGCCCGCCCTCCCTGGTTGCTTTTATCCTTGTAAATCTTCCTTCAGGTCATTTAGCATCTCATCAATTTTCTTGTCTGTCTCTTCTTTGGAGTTCTCTTCCTTTGCGCTTTCCAGACCTCTAATAATCTGTTTCAGCCAGCTCTTAAACTGTAAATCTGTCATTCCCATTTCTGTGATCATATCCTTTCACCTCTCTTTTTTTTCAGTTAAAGTCTTGCCTTCTCTAACTGTTTTTATTATACTATATAGCGGACATATAGTCAAGCGTTTTTTAACTCTTTTTCTACGCAATCAACAATAAATTGCGTCATGCTCTTACCACGTTTCTCCGCAGCGGCTTTGTATTTGTCTTTTAAACCTTTTGGAACCCTCAAACGGATATCGTCAGTCTTCTCCGCCATATATTTTATACTTGCCTTCTTTTGGGCTTCCGTATATGACATATTATCACCATCCTTTCTATATCAATATTATATCATACTAACAATATGTCCGCTATATAAAAAATAAACAAAAGTTGATAACATTTCGAAAATCATCTATACTGTAAAACAGTTGATTAAAGCATAATGTCCCAAAAGTGTCCAAGGTAAAAGCGGAAAACGCCTAAAACTGGGCGTTCCCAGCACTTTGAGCACTTGACTTTTAATCAAGTTGTCCGGGGTTCGAATCCCCGCACGCTCATTGAAAAAAATGCCGTAAACTCAGTATTTACAAGGGTTTGCGGCATTTTCTCGTTCTTTCCCAACATACTCCAACATACCCCAAAATACCCCGAAATAATGTCCAAAATGTGTCCCATGAGACCATAATGTCCAAAAAATGTCCAAGAAAATTTTAGAAATTGAAAGCTGCGTCTACCGCCTTTTCTGCGTCTTCTTTTTCCAGGATCATGTGGTTATAGACATCCAATACCATCTTTTCAGTGTCGCCCATAAGCTGCGCGATCTTTTTGATTGATATAGTCGGGATCTGATAGCAGAGATTTGAGCAATAGTTGTGACGGAATATATGTGCCGTAAGGTCTTTGGCGGACTCTCCAGATGCCTTTTCCATAGCCGCTCGTACTCTGGCCCACATTTTATCATAGCTGCTCTTTGTGACGGGGAGACCGTCACGCATAACAAATAGATAAGTCTGTCCATTTGCCCGGCATTGCTCAATATAACTTACGACTGCCGGGAATATGCTCTGCGGAATTGGAATAGTACGATATCCATTTTCCGATTTTGGATCTTTTAGAATAGGCTTTCCTTTTACAAATGCATGAGCCTTATTAATTGTCAGCCTTCTTTTTTTGATGTTGACATCAAACAGAGTAAGCGCCAGGGCCTCTTCACGCCTCAATCCACAGCCCCAAATAATATAGACAAAGATTCTGTCCTGATCCTTAAAATCGGCTTTAAAAACGGCTTTATTTTCGTTTGCTGTAAGCGGACGTTTCTTTTGCGCAGTATACTTGACCGACTCAATGCTCTGGAAGATTTCTTCCTTTACATTTAGTGGGAATAGATGATCCGACACGGCTGATTTTAGAACCTGTTTAAATGTCATTTCTATCTGTTCCTGAGTCCGTTTCTTTCCTTTTGCATTGTTCATGGCAATCTGATAGTGTATCCGATCAGTGTCCTGCAGCCGGAGATCTCCCAGGACAATAAGATGCTTTTCTATTATGTTTTCGTACATTGCTTTAGTGTTATCACTCTTCTGGGCCTTGTACACTCTTTTCCATTCCCTGGCGTAATCCACAAATGTAGCATCTGTTTTCTTTACTACATTTCTGGCGGCTACTTCAGCACAAAACTGCTCTTTTTTCCTTTCGAGATCTCTGCTACTTTTATCGCTCTTTAACCCCTGACGATGCTTGCTGCCATCCGGGTTATATGTTCCATCCCAGACTTTTGTACGGAAGTACCCGTCCTTCCCGCGCTTGTATTTTGCCTTTGCCATAATATCCACATCCTCTCTTAAAAATAAGCATAAAAAATACACCTATACAGGTGCATAGAGTTTGTGGTATAATCTACATGTCAGGTTGATTATACGGGTCTCTGCAGCCTGTATAGCATCTATTTAAGCCGTTCGGTGTTGGTAGCACCGGGCGGTTTTATATTATTTATTTGCAGCGGTAAAATTGTAACAACTTGATATTGACTCAATGATTCCCCCCCCCCCCCAGTGCTATGTATCCATTATCAGTATCAAGACTTGCGAAACTACGAACATCTCCTTGAATTGCGATTTTATCGCCAACAGACAATTCACCTATTATATTTTCATGATATGTAAAATATATAGTCCCCATGTTTCCAGAGACACCATCTAAACGGGCAACTTTATCGTGATAAAAACCATCATCGAAATTAATATGTTTAGAAAGTTTGTCTTTCAATTCGTCAAGCGTTAGTAATTCAGTAACTTCTCCATAGATAACTTCATTAACTGACTCATCATCGTTTGGTATAGACGATATCACATCTGTCACGTTATTCCCTTTATACTCAATATTTATTTTTTCTGGCGATATAATTGCAGTGTCAGATAAAAAACCATATCCTGAATCTTTTTTCGAAAATATACCATTTACAATTATATTTTCACCGTCCGGAATAAAGATTCCTACATTGTTTATAGATGTTGGGAAATAGCAATATATTTCATATTTTTCATCTTTTGATATTATTTGAATACCACCAGACGTCTGACTTTTTATCCCTCTCAAGGTTATTTCTTCATTAAATGGTAAACCCGTCTTGTTTGAACATTTTTTATATAATTGATATCCTTCATTCCCATATAATTCATCTGTTGTTAAGTATTTTGATTCATTATCAAATAGTTTCTGAGTTTCTTCATAAATCTTACCAAATTCATCAATATCATATTCTGTTTTATTTTTAGAACTACATGATAAAAGCAAAAATGCTATAGCAGCAAGTATTGCAATAGACATAAGTTTCTTTTTCATTACATCCTCCACATCTTTTGTATCCCGTAACGAAAAAACACCACATATATGTTAAGCCATAAGGCGTAACATCATTTAAAATCTTTCAATCTCAATTCAATAAGTTTTTTAGGATATCCAGTGCAGTTACAGAATTGCTCAATAGTAAACCCATCGTATTCACGTAACACATCCTCGTCAATTAAAAGATACGCCGCAAATCTGTTTGCACGTTTTTCAGCCCTCGAATTAAGAAGAAGCGTTTTGTTACGAATAAAATAACAATTATCTTTTCTGTCGTAAATGGCATGCGCTAATTCATGAGCCATTACGAGTTTTAACTCATTATAGTTCAGTCTATTACTGAGAAAAATGTAACGGTGGTTTTTTAAGAACATATAACATCCTTCGTGCTTGCAGTTTCCGATCTGGTATAAGACACCCAAATTATCAGCGATTTCAAACGGATCTTGTGTACTATACTTCTTCTTATAATAGCTTACGAGACGTTTTATACGCTCGATTTCCCCCATAAAACATCACCTACTTTTTATATTTCTTTGGGGTGTACTTCTCTTTGTTTATTATTTTTAGGCGGCGAAGAGCTATTTCCAGTTCGTCTCGGAATAATTCAGCGGCTTCGGGATCCAGTTCCTCACCGTCGTAACTAGCAGGCCCTGCATCTCCAGAGGAGAGTTTTTCCATAATATTGTTCAGATCTTTTTTTATATCGCGTTGATCCTTTGCGGTTAAGGTGGTTTCTTTTTGAGCCTCCATATTTCCGGTCATTAAATAAGTAATTGGTAAATTTAAATAATCTGATATAATTAATAGTCTATCAGAAGGGAATTTACCCTCCTGAAGTTTCCGTATATAGCCGTTGGAGAAGCCGCAGTCTCTTTCAAGCCTTGAAATCGGAATCTTACGCTCTTTGCATATCTTTTTTACAAGTTCTACGCTATCCATAATACCTCCCATTAATTTTAGAAAAAAGTCTAAAAATGTGCTTGACAAATGAGAGATAACTCCGTATAATGAAATCATGATTTAGAAATAAGTCTAAATCATAAAGGCATTTATGAAGAGTAATCTCAATATGATTGATGGTGCTTTCATTTTAGAATATTCTCTATAAAATGTCAATGATAATTTTAGAAAATTTTCTAAAGGAGGTGGAGAAAATTGATATTAGATCAGATCGAAAAATGGTGCCATGAAAATAATACCAGTATATCAGCATTGGAAAAGGCATGCAAATTAGGAAATGCAACTATTCGATGTTGGGATACGTCAACGCCGCGTATTGATACACTTCAAAAAGTGTCGAAGGTGACGGGGATTCCAATCGAAAATCTGCTGGAAGAAGAAACCGGATAAGGAGGACGCATCTTACAGAAAGCATTACCAGAGAAAGAGAAGGAGGTGGTATGAGATGTATGTAACAGTAAAAGTAAATGTCAAGGAAATCGAACATTTAGATAGCGTTGTTTCGAAGATTAACGAGATAAACAAAAAGCACCCCAATGTAATTAAAGACGTGACCATTGAGGTGCAGGAGAGCGAGATTATTTCTTAGTTATTTCTACACTTACCAAATCCTTGCATGAAATAATATACCGCTTATTTTCACCAATAAGATGAAAATTTCTACTTAAACTAAAATGATGGTTCATTATTTCATCACCAGAGTAAGCATACCATTGTGTCTCGTTCTGTTCAATTGCTGTTATATCAACACATTCGGTGTTGAGTCTGCTATCGGAATAGCAAAAATATACATCATACATAATTGATCCCCTTTCATTGTACTTGGCTCTGGCAGGAGCCTGTAAACACATTATAAAAGGGGCAAAATGGAAAAGCAATATTAACACAAGATGTGTCCCATAAAACGGACTTATCTATTACGGAAAGCATTACCAGAGAAAGAGAAGATGATGTGAAGTAACAATCGTGATTTAATTACATAATTTAATGCAGGAGGTGATGATATGAGTGGCATTATGTGCAAAGGATCAAATGGACCAAGTAAGTTCGAAAACCAAGTAATGAGTCTATGCAAAACCTACATGCAATCAATAGCGGAAAAGTACGGTGTAGACGAAGATGAGATTCTAATTGGAGTTAGTAGGATCCCACCGTCAGACCAAACATATTTAGTTTATATATGTTTGAATTCATTTAAACCTCTGGAGTATACCAGAAAGAATAAAAATGGACGATGGGTATTGAACTAATAAAATTCTTTGGCCTCCCTGATAATTCGTGAAGTATCCGGAGTAGCGAGAGTGCAGTACATTTCAAGCGATTCATTAAATGGTAATCCAGACGGTATTTTAGATAAGACATGGATGGATTTCCAAAGAATCGGGTTCTCTGCAAATAATGGGTGCAGCGCCACTGCAATATTATAGTAACTGCCATAATCATTGAAATTATCGGTTCCGGATCCTGTTTCCAGTATACTAACCATGTTAGAGTTTGGGAAAGATGGAGTTTTTACACAAAGAGGAGCAATCTGTGAGCTAGAATTAAATGCGTAGTCACTATAGTCATTGGGACAGGATTCTAAAAGTGGTGGGAAAAATATGGATGCTAATACTGAAAAGGATTCCTCTATCCACCGTAAATTAGTAGGTACATCGCTCGGTATCATCCAATGACAAAGTTCATGAGAGAGCTGAAATAGAAATTGGTTTGCGTAAAAAGTCGGGCAGTTTACAAAAATTGTATTTATATCACGGCGCGTCATTGGAAAGCGATTGTTAGAGTAGTCGTTAACTAAGTGAAATGCCCTTGGAAGTTCACCAAAGTAATTAGTATAAATCATAATTAATTCATCAGTAATTGTTATCATTTGAGAAAAATCATCAGTACATGGCAAAAGAGAAGAAAATTTGTATCGAGAAGATTCTTTGACAGTTTTAAATATCATTGTGGAGTATCCTTTTTATCTATTGTACTCGGCGCGTTACCGCCTGTAAGTACATTATAGATGGAAAAATATGGGAAAGCAATACAAAGAGAAGGGGGTGGGGTAGAGGTGAGAGATGTTATTGCAATTATACTATTACTGGTTGTGATATTATCAGCAATCAGTAGCTTTATTTCGATAATTTTTTATTGTGGAATCGGTATATTAGAGAAATTGTCCGGGCCAAAATACGCGCAAGCGACATGCCCACGGTGCAGCACAGCCGTGATAGAAGAATATTCTTTCATAAAACCACGGATGTGGACATGCCCATACTGTCAGATAAGCGTCCGATATAGAAAAACGGAAAATGAAAGAAGGTGATAACATGACATTTCCAAAGCAGATAATGACGATCCCGGAATTGATGCAGATGGGATTCAGCCGGCGGGACTTGGAGAGATATTTTCGGTTGCCGGGCCAGAGATTCGCATGGCGAAAAAATTCCGTGTCGAACGTAAGAGGTCACATACTATTTGACACGGAATTGTTTGAGAAGCATTTAGAGAAGGAAAAGAGCATGCAGGCCAAGGCCCGTCAGCCCAGGAGAAGCCTTGTTGGATAGAGAGGAGGTGCAGGGAATGCGGAAACGGCAGCGTGACCGCCCGATGTCGGTATGGGACTGGTGTTATGTAGGAGTGGCACTGGCAGTATTATTCCTGATCGGGATAGCAGCAGTATAAACAATCAAATTCAAAAAAAAGGAGATCATTATGAAAAAATTAGCACTTTTAAACACAAGCATCTTGACAACAGCAGGGGAGTACCACCTTACAGACATTACACTGGATGAGGCGCGGGCCATTGTCAAAAACCACCGTGACAATCTGGACTCAGCGATAGGACACGCGTCAACAGCGGAGATCATGACAACGCTGCTGGGGGTGGAAATCCCGATGAACCGCCAGATGTTTCTTCAGGAGGTCGGCCAGAGGGCACTTGTTTTTAAACTCAACGGCAGGCCGGAGGAAGGCAAAATTTTGTCCGCAGAGGATATAGAGCGGATCGGGTTTAAGTTTCAAATACTTGACCGGATCAAATAGAAAAGAGCGCTTACATAAGCCCGGCAAGGCGTAAGCACTCACGCAAATAATCAACTTTATTGTAAACCAAAAGAAAGGATACGTCAAATGAGAAAATTTAATCTTGTATTTTATTTCTTCGGCGGCGGGGATTTCGAGTGCGAAATCGAAGCAGAAGACATGGCTACTGCCGGGAGCATCGCGGAAGGAATGGAGCTGCGGCTATCAGGATGCAAAGGCTACGATCTGTACGTCAAGAAGGAGGACAAGTAGTGTGGAAGGAGCCAGACTGGGACGACGGCAATTACATGGAGTGGGCGGATCAGGAGCGGCTGGTCCGTCAGGATCTGGAAGAGATCGACAGAGATTTAAGACGGCGGAAGGCCGAAAATTACAGGGAGGCAGAATATGCAGGAGTTAACAGTAAGGGTGAAGCAGAACCCAGGAAGCATTGAGTTGAATTTTGATGAAATAGAGAAGGCCTTAGATGCGCGATTAAAAGAGTATGAAGGGGCAGTATTCACAGACGAATCTATGGATATAGCCAAAAAGGAACGAGCAGGATTAAGAAAAGAAAAGGAACATTTGGACGCCGTTCGAAAAAACATTAAAAAGGGATGGATGAAACCGTACGATGATTTCGACGCAAAAGTCAAACCATTGCTCGCTAAATTCGATAAACCCATTGATTTGATCGATAAGCAGGTGAAGGCCTATGAGGATGAATGCAGAGCCAAGAAGCGTGATAAGGTCAAAGAAGTATATGCGGGTCTCATTGACGGAATGGAAGAGTACTTGCCATTTGACAAGATTTACGATGAAAAATGGGGAAATGTAGGAACATCCATGAAATCAATCAAGGAAGAGATTAGTAAGAAAGTAAGTGACGCAAAGACTGCTGTAGAAAGCATTAATGCTATGAATTCAGAAAAGACAGAAGACGCGCTGCTGGTATATAAGGAAACTCTGGACGTAACGAAGGCTATCGCCGTTATTACGAACTATGAGCGTCAGAAAGCGGAAATCTTTAAGCGCGAGGAGGAACGCCGCAGGAAGGAAGAGGAGCGGCAGAGACAGGCTGAAATAGACCGTGCCAGAGCGGCAGAACGCGAAGCGGTGATGCGTGAAGAAAAAATACGTAAAGAGGCTGTACCTGCTGAGGCGGCGCCATCTCCGGCCCCGGCACCGGTAAATCCCTTCCTGCAACCCGAAGATGATGAAGAGGACGGGCTGCCATTTGTGCAGCCAACGACAGTAACAGCGTTTTATAAAGTTGTTGCGACATCGCAAGAACTGGAAGATGTGGAGATGGCGCTGAATAGCATGGGTATATGGTTTGAACGGAGGGAAGTATGACAAACAAGGAGCTGGCAGCATACATCCAGGACAAACTCTTAAATGAAGGGATCATTATACAGCGTTATGATGCATATTCAACAGACAGCATTTACATGAAGTTGGATTTTGGTATTTGTAATTCCATTAGAATCAGTGGCCATAAAGGGAAGAAGTATTTGAAATACAGGTATAACATCGGTCAATTTGTCAGCAAGTTCGCAATAGTGAAAGACAGATATGAGAGATTTTATTATAGGGCAGATAAGTCAGACGAACTGGTCAAGAAAGTGATTTCTGACAGGAATCAAAAGATAGAGCAATACGGAGAAACAAGATACAAAGAACTCATGTTAAAAAATCAGAGTCAGAATAGCGGCAAGGCTGGATTTTGGAAAAGCGCACATGTCGTGGTAAAGGAGTAGTGATTAAATGGCAGAAGCAACAGAAAAGGCACCCGCAATTTATCGGGCCATTGCGGGAGTCATAGCGGATGTAGGCTCAGTTGGAAAAGACAAAATAAATAAACAGCAGGGATTTAAATTCCGGAGTATTGATGATGTTTATAATGCACTGCATCCGGCACTGGCCAAAAATAAAGTATTTATTGTTCCGGATATTTTGGAGCAGACAAGGGAGATTGTTGAGACTAAAAGCGGAACTAAAATGACGATGGTCATCTGCAAGATAAGGTACACGTTTTACGCAGAGGATGGCTCCCATATAGAGTGCATTATAATCGGCGAAGCTCTGGATACAGGAGATAAAGCTACCAATAAGGCAATGGCTATCGCGTATAAATATGCCTGCTTCCAAGTATTCTGCATCCCGACTGAGGAGATGGTTGACCCGGATGCGGAAAGTCCAGAAATAAAGGTAGGCGCGGACAAAAAGAAGCAGGAAGCATGTAAGGAAGGGAAAAAGACAGATGGCAAGCCAGTCCAACAGCCGACGAATGGCAATGCTGCGGATGAAAAGGTTACACAGGCAATGATTAACACTATTAGGTCAGAGCAGGAGCGTACAGGTATCGCGGACGAACTTATTCTTTCTGTAAGGGGTGTAAAGGCAAAGAAAGTAGAAGACATGACTGTTAATGAATTTAATATAGTCATGAAAAAATTTCAGGTGACAGCATCATTGACGAAAGGAGATACGGATGAACGTCATTAGCCTAGTGGGAAGATTTACAAGAGATCCCGATGTAAGATATTCGGACGGTGGCACATCGATCGCGAGGTTTACACTTGCGGTTGACCGGAAATTCAAAAGGGATGGTGAGCCGACAGCGGATTTTCCAAGCTGTGTGGCATTCGGTAGACCAGCAGAATTTATTGAAAAATATTTCAAACAGGGAATGCGTGCAGGAATTACTGGAAGAATTCAAACTGGCTCATACACGAATAAGGATGGAGTAAAGGTTTACACAACGGATGTCATTGTCGAAAACTGTGAGTTTGTAGAAAGCAAGGCATCACAGGAGCGTTCAGGGGCAAATTCTGGAAATGGGTTCAGCAACCCGGTCGATGATGATGGATTTATGAATATCTCGGACGGGATAGATGCAGAACTGCCATTTAACTAGGAGTGATCACTTTGATTATACAAATTGACAGCAGGGAAAAGGCAAGGGCAATCAAAAAAATAGTAGAAGAGTTTGACCAACAAGGCGTGAAGCATCCCGTAAGCAAGCTTATGGTCGGGGATTATATGAACTACGATAATCCCCGCCTGATCATTGACCGGAAGCAGAATTTGTCTGAATTGTGCTCGAATGTCTGCCAAGATCATGACCGGTTCCGGCGAGAGCTGGTACTTGCCCGAGAGAACGACATTCAGATTATTTTTCTGGTGGAGCACGGCAAAGGAATCCGGCGCCTGGAGGATGTAATCTGGTGGGAGAATCCCAGAAGATGGAAACGCTCAAAAAATCCGGATACCGGGAAGTGGGAGGAGCGCGAAACCAAGGCCATGCAGGGGACAACACTGTATAAGATTCTCAAGACGCAAGAAAGAAAGTATGGATGCCGGTTTCTCTTCTGCGACAGAACGGAAACAGGAAGAGAGATAATAAGAATTTTAGGGGGCGAGACGGATGACAAGTGATGAGATAAAAGCTACTTATGCCATGCGTGATATTCTGATCAGATATGGTATGCAGCCTAACCGTGCCGGCTTCATTCCGTGCCCCTTCCACAAGGGAGACAGGGAGCCATCCATGAAAATTTATAGAGACGGCTATAATTGCTTTGCCTGCGGTGCAAACGGTGACATATTTTCCTTCGTCATGGAGATGGAGAATCAGACTTTCAGGGAGGCCTACTTGAGCCTTGGAGGAACCTATGAGAACGATACCTACAGCGATAAGCTGGCGCGGTATCATGCCATGAAAGAGCAGGAAATGAAGCGTAAGCAGGCTGTTGAAATGAAGGCGCGCAGGAAATTAAACAATGATCTGATTGACATATACAGAAATGGATACCGGAACGCAGAGCCATTATCCGATGCATGGGCAGACTGCTACAATGCCATGCAATACCAATTGTATCTGCACGAAATATTAAACGAACCGAGGTGATAGCATGGAGCCTTTGGATAGGCTTGATAAAAACAGCATACAAGAAGAAAAAGTCTTCCGTGAGATTTTTGATCAGGAAGATGAAATAAAGAAGGCAAGGCTCATGCTGGCATTGGAGGATAGAGCGGCGGAATTAGGTGTAAAAACAAAGTTCACGAAACTTCTGAACGCTTATAAAAAAGTGGATAAGACTATGCGGGAAAAGAAATGTTATGAACCAGCGCTTGTAGAAAATTGGACTAATTTCACGGGACCTTATGACAATATGCGATGCGGCCTGTGGATTGCATCTGATAGAGGTATATTTTCACAGAAGGATGGAGGTCTGGAAGAGACAGCCTGTTATCATCCGATTCTGCCTGTTGAACGCCTAAAAAACCTGGAGACGGGAGATGAGCAGCTCAAATTGGCGTATAAAAGGAACAACCGTTGGGAAGAGATAATTGTGCCGAAGGACCTGGTTGCTACGGCAAGCAAGATTACCGCATTGTCAAAACGCGGCGTGTCCGTTACCAGTGAGAATGCAAAATTACTGGTCCGCTTTCTGTCTGATGTGGAGAATTTCAATGATAACGAAATCAATGTGCAGTATTCCAGTAGCAAATTAGGCTGGATAAAAGGCGGCTTTATTCCTTATGACAAAGATATCGTGTTTGACGGTGACAGCCGTTTTAAGCAGGTGTTTGAAAGCATCGAGGAGCGTGGAAGCAGGGCTAAATGGTACAGTCATGTAAAGCAGCTGAGATCCACAGGCCGGCTAGAAATCAAATTCATGATGGCCGCTGCATTTGCAAGTGTCCTGATCGGCCCGTTGGGTGCCCTGCCATTTTTCGTGGATCTTTGGGGCGAAACAGAAGGCGGTAAGTCTGTCACATTGATGTTGGCCTGCTCCATCTGGGCGAACCCAGACGAGAGTCGGTATATAGGAGATTTTAAGACAACTGACGTAGCTCTGGAGGCCAGGGCGGATCTGCTGAACAATCTGCCGATGATGCTGGATGATACCAGTAAAACATCGGCCAGGATCCGGGACAATTTCGAAGGCATTGTATATGATCTGTGCTCTGGAAAAGGAAAGAGCCGGTCTAACAAAGAATTGGGAATGAACAGGGAGAACCGCTGGAAGAATACAATCCTGACAAATGGGGAGCGCCCATTGAATTCTTACGTGTCCCAGGGCGGTGCCATTAATAGGATTCTGGAAATAGAATGTGGTGAAAAAGTTTATCATGATCCGCAACAGACAGCAGAGATAATCAAGCAGAACTACGGTTTTGCTGGACATGAATTTGTCCAGGTGTTGAAAGATATCGGGATGGAAAAAGTCATGGAGATTCAGCAGGAGATTCAGCGGCAGATACATGACGATGAGAAGATGCAGAAGCAGAGCATTTCATTATCAATAGTGCTTACAGCAGACAGATTGATTACCGATTATCTCTTCCAGGACGGAAAGTACATAAACTTTGAGGATGCCAAGAAAGTACTGGTAGATCAGAATGATATATCTGACAATGAGCGTTGTTATAGATATCTACAGGACAAAATAGCCATGAATGGACAGAGATTTGATGCTGATACAAAAGTCGAAAAGTGGGGCATTATAGAAAATGGACATGCAATTATTTACTGCCAGGCGTTTAAAGAATTATGCAAGACAGGAGGATTTTCGGAAAAGTCATTTTTGTCCTGGGCAGATAAAAAGGGACTTATTCAAACACAGGGAGGACGCATGACGAAGGTTAAAAAGGTTGATGGAAACCCAATTAGATGTGTGTTTCTCAAGCTGAATGATACGGTAGATTCAGATGGATTCGAGGCAGTTGACGAAGCTATCCAAGAAGAACTTCCGTTTCAATAGGGTTACCAGTTACCGCGGTTACCACCGAAAATTACATTTATATATAGAAGAAAAAATGCGAGTGTTCGATATATTTTTCTGTTCTATACGCGAGAAAGTGCTGGTAACTTGGTAACCGTCTTGAAAAAAGTGCTATAAACACTGTAAAATGGGCTTTTTTACAGTTACAACTTAGTGGTAACCATTTAATGAATTTGGAAACCGAGGTAACGAAAGGAGCTATATGCACGAAAAAATAGTAGACATCCAGAACTCTTTCTGGAAGGCATACACGGACTTTAGGAAAACCAAGGATATGAGGCAATATAACGAAGACACGCGAAAGATCTGCGACAGGTATAGATCAGACCCGTACATGCTGCAATTCTGCCAGAACATCATGCTTTCATGGGCACCTGTCATAAATGGCATGAAGGAGTGGTCGTGATGAAAATGAACAAAGCAGATACGGAACCCAGATCTGCCAAAGCAGAAGAAGTCAAAATATGTGATATATGCGGCGAGATGATCATTGGGGAGTATGACTATGTACGAACCAGAAGAAAGACAGAGTTGTATTTGCCACAAAGGAATGAGCTGCAGGAAGAAGGGGACACATGACCAGGATTGAATTAAAGAACGGATACTACATCGAGGTTGACAGCCTAAACTATACTCTCAGGCAGAAATGCACAAGAAATGCAAAAGACGGCAGCAAAAAAGAGGCATACCGCACATGCGGACACTTTTCTGATATCCGAGGAGCCATTGGAAAATATATAAGGCTAGTCCAGCTTGATGTATTAAGCGATGAGAGCGTTTCTCTGACCGAATATATTGAAAATATCGAACAGATAAATAAAATCGCCATACAAGGCTTAGAAAGCGTTCTGGGCAGGTTTCCAATTAAGTGAGGGGGCGTAGGAATGAACGGGTTAGAGGACAAAGGATTATTCCGCAACGAGATTGAGTACTGGACATTCTACATAGACTGGATCCGGATCTGCTGTTCACTGAATCCGGGTAGCCCTAACAAGGATAAGAGCATCTTAAGAGGAATCCAGGTGCTGTATGGAGAACAAAGATAGGTAACTGAATTAACATTTACGAGGAGAAAAGAATATGAGAATAAAATTAGCAGAAATTGTTATAAAAGGTGATGGATCAGATTTGATGGACTTAGAGCAGAGAATTGTTTCAGAACTTGAAAATGGGGAAGGTAGAAGAAAATATGAGACACATATAAAGAGATATAGAACCAAGAAAGGATTTTTTGCGAAAGGGAAAATCAAGGTATTCGGTACGAACTAAACTGGCATTTAGTTAAAAGAAGTGTGCGTTAAGGCAGTAAACTTTCTGATGCTTATCAGGATTGACTGATCTGTCCAATGACGCGGGGACGGGAGGGCATTTAGGAGGAAAAAATGAAAGTCAAGTTAGAAGTAGAGATGCCGGAAGGCTGTTACGATTGCCAATTTTGTGCAGGGACAGAATGTGGTGTGGTAGAAGGAATGCCAACCATAGATCTGTTCGGGGAAGAAGGGCTTAGGCCCAAGTGGTGCCCGCTGATACCGGAAGAGATTAATAAGTTACTGACCAATTGGATCCCGGTATCGGAACGGCTGCCGGAAGATATAGTTAATCCAATAACACGGGATGCCTATGTATATCCTGTAACTGTAGACTTGGGCGGAATTACGGATATACGATACTACTCTTTCTGCAGGGGGCACTGGTACAATCAAGGGCCTAAAGAGATGGACGAGCTAGTTATTGCGTGGCAAGCGCGCCCGGAACCGTACAGGCCATAGTAGAGCATCCGGCGGCAGGCCGGGGAAAGAAGGAGATTATGGAAAGAACAATTGATTTTCAAGAAATAGCAACCTATAACCATCGTATTGAGATTGAGGCAGATACCGAAGAAATACTGGATTGCATTGAAAATGGGGTTGTAAGCAGTATAGAGTCAAGGGAGATTGATGATATCAATCAAATTCTAGCCATTGTATCTGCGAATGGCGGAATATATGAATTTATTGAGGATGGATCTCCTTATGTGGAGTACGAAATTCTTTAACTAAACCAAAATTTTTAGGAGAGGAGTGAATGCAGTGAATAAACCTGAAATTGGAGATTACGCAAAGTGTATAGATGGACATTCTGGAATTGTAACTGCTGTAAAGGATTCACCGTATGGAAAGATGATATTTATAATCGTCCCAGACGGAAGGATATATCATTTTCCATTAAGCGAATTGGCTGACATTCAGGAGGGAACATGAATCATAAAAAAGCAAAAAGAAAGGCTGACGATGTCAGAAGGAAGGATATGAAGCATATGGCGGAGGATGCTCCTGACAGTAATGCCGTAAAGTGGTTTAGACGGCCGGCATACCGGGCTGGGAAGATGGTCCAGGAGCAGGGGCGTCAGATAGAGAGGGGTGCGCAGGATGACATTCAGGGAGCTGACTGATTACATATACGGGTTGATGCAGCACGGAGAGCATAGCATGTCCGAGCAGGTCCCGGGGGATGTGGCTGACATGATCCGGGGCGGCGAGAGGCGTATCGATGCGGCGGAGTATCTGGCTGAGAAATATGACATAGGTGGTATAGATGGATAATTACAACATTGATGAGTACATGAGATTGGGAGAAGCGGTTATCATGCAGGCGGCGAGGGATTACATGAAAGCATTGCGGCAGTTGAACAAACACCAAAGGGACTCCGCAGCAAAATATACGGTAAAAGAATGTGAGAGCTTTTTCCGTAACCGGATGGGAAAGTATGTAGTATCTGATATTGACGGAGAAGCGATCATAAGGGAGTTAAGACGAAAGGTGGACAACCACGAGGGAATTAAGAAAAGCATCGTTAGGAGGTAAAATATTGACGTTAAAGGAACTATTCAGCGTGCAGGAAGATTGCAATAGACTGAAAAGTCTTAATTTAGAGCTGGCAAACCTGGAAGACTTTAATCCTTACAAAAATAATATAATAACCGATATGCCAAGAGGGGGAGGAGGCAAAGATTTTAATCAGTGGCATGTAGAAGAAAAGGAACGTATAGAAAGGGATATTAAGTTTTATCAGAAGAAGTTACAGAGAGACAGGGCAAAAATAGATGCGTACATAGATGATGCTCCGTATCCAGAAAATGATATTATACGGTTTCGGGTTATAAATAACTTAAGTTGGGATGATATCGGGGCGATTGTTGGGTATAGCAGAAGCTGGGTGTCAAAAGTATTTTACAAGTACATAAAGAAGACCGAAAAGACCGAAAGTTCCCTTGATTCCCGTGCAAGGGTATGATATAGTTATTCTAGAGCGATTGGATCAATTGTTCGGTGGTGTTTTCTCAATAACAAAGCCGTTTACCGGCAGCAATGAAGACATAGCCCTTGGGGCATTAATAAAAAAAAGAAATGGTCGTTGTTTAAAATGACTAGCATTATCCCTCTTGCATTGTGTAAGGGGGATTTTACTTTATGCGGGAGGTGGAGCATGGGACTTTTAAAGAGATTAAGAGACAAGTATTTTGATTATGTGATAGTGTCCACATGCCTGGAGCAGATTGCACCGGGTGAGTACCAGACGAAGCATATTAAAAAATACAGGCTTCGCAAAAGTAAATAACGGGACATAGCTCAGTAGGCAGAGCAACTGGCTTATATCCAGCGTGTCACCGGTTCGAACCCGGTTGTCCCTATTCGGAGCATAAGACGATATAATCTGCCTCTTATAGATGGGGACGGCATCGGAGATCCGATGTGCAGCGGGACGCCGAGATTATATTGCGGCTCCAAGAATGACGGCAATAAGTGCTGCCTGGTATCCGGGCCTTAAATGGATTGGTGCACATCCGGCTTATTGCGATTCCAATTAAATATAGGTTGAAGGGATGGAAGATTGCTGAAAAATGCGCAAACGATACGGGAATTCCCGTATCGGTAAACATCACGCAAGCCTATAGTGTGAAGGAGGTATATTATGAAAACAATTGATAAGAATTGTTATAAAAAAGTTAAACAGAATAAGCAAAGGCAAGTAATGGCAGAAATGGGCACCAGTGCATTTGTGGATAAGAAGTCTAAAAATGATATTGCAATGCATAAAGCAAAAAGTATAAAGCTGATATAGAAATAAGATAAGAGACACTTCGATGTCTCTTTTTCTATGCAATAAAATCGGGAAGCAAGCTAATCTGGTGAAAGCGTCTGCCTGAAAAGCAGAAGAGCCAGGATCGAAACCTGGGTTTCCCATTACCGGTGTTTTTGTTGCGGTTGTTCACCGGGCAACTAAAAAACAATAATTTCATAAAGTCATTGTTCGATTTGGTATTACATTGGGCATCAATGTGTCGTACAAGAACCGCAACAGTGCGGGCCGTCACTACCCGGCGGCCTGTATCTCAGAAAAGAAAGAGAGGTGAGCCGGTATGGCAAAAGGCAAGTATCAGGAATGGCTGACGCCAGAAGGCTTGCTTAAGATAGAGGGGTGGGCCAGAGATGGCCTCACGGATGAGCAGATAGCCACTAACATTGGTATTAGCCGTGACACTTTATATCGGTGGAAGAATGAGTATTCTGACATTTCCGACACCCTAAAAAGGGGCAAGGAGGTTGTTGATCGGCAAGTAGAGAATGCGCTGCTTAAAAGGGCGTTAGGATTCGACTATAACGAAACAACAAAAGAGTTATGCAAGAATCCGGAGACAGGAGAAATTAACTTGAAAGTGACGAAGGTCGTAACCAAACATGTTGCACCGGATGTCACAGCGCAGATATTCTGGCTCAAGAATCGAATGAGGGAGAAGTGGAGTGATAGGCAGAATATTGAAATCTCTAAACCGATAGACGAATCTATCAAGGAGATGGAGGAATACTTTGAACAGCAGAAAAAAGCAGACTCTTGACCTTATATACTATGAACCGTACAAGATAGGGCATTGGGTAGGTTTTCATGATTTGACCGAGCTACATAACGAGTGGCTGCGGTCTTTTTTGTATGCAGAAGAAGATCAGACATTGTTAGCTCATAGAGGGGCATATAAGACAACTGTTTTGTCTTTATTTCTGGCGATCCATACGGTCATTGATCCGAATGAAAATGTGATGTTCTTTCGCAAGACGGATGATGATGTGACAGAGGTTATGACGCAGGCACAGAAAATACTGCAATCCGGTGTCATGCAACGTATTGTGCTTGATCTGTATGATACGGAATTACGATTTTTGAAATCCAATAACTCCGAGATACATACGAACCTCTGTACATCTACCAAGGGCGTTAGTCAGGTGATTGGTCTTGGTATAGGGACATCCATCACCGGTAAGCACGCCGATATAGTGGTCACAGACGATATTGTTAACCTTAAAGATCGTATCAGCCGGGCGGAGAGAGAACGCACGAAGATACAGTACATGGAGCTGCAGAACATCTGTAACCGCGGTGGACGATTCATTAATACCGGAACTCCCTGGCACAAGGAAGATGCAATTTCCATCATGCCGAATGTGAAGCGGTATGATTGCTATTCAACCGGACTAATTACAAGGGAGAAACTGGAGCAACTCAGGCAGAGTATGAGCGACAGTCTCTTTGCTGCCAACTATGAATTGAAACATATTGCCGACAAAGATGCAATGTTCAAGAATCCGAAGTTCACGGATGAGAAGGAACTGATCTACGGTGGTCTTTCTCATATTGATGCGGCCTATGACGGCGCGGACGGTACTGCATTTACGATCATGAACCGTTTGAAGGATGGCAAGATCATTGGATTCGGGAAACGATGGGACAAACACGTGGATGACTGCCTGAATGAAATTGGTGTATACCATAAGCTGCTACGTGCCGGATCCATCTCATGTGAGAAGAATGCTGATAAGGGATATCTGGCCAAGGAGCTCCGGGGGCTTGGGTATCATGTCAATCCATACAGTGAGTCCATGAATAAATTTTTGAAGATATCAACTTATCTCCGGAGTAATTGGGGAAACATCACTTGGTTGGAGGACACTGATCCGGAGTATATCAATGAAATTTTGGATTACAACGAATTTGCCGAGCATGATGATTCACCGGATAGCGCGGCAAGCCTGATCCGGAAGATGGAAACAAGACCAAAATATAACCCAGTGAAGGGAGGAATATAAAATGTATAGATTAGCAGCTGAGAAAGAGTTAACAGATGAAAAGCTGGGCCAGTTCTTACAGCAGCATACTGAGGAGTCAACGTTTCGTTATAAGCGGCTTCTGGATGCATACATGACGGATTATCCGATATTTTACGAGCCGCCTAAGCCCAATTGGAAGCCGGATAACCGTATTGCGGTAAATTTTGCAAAATACATCGTTGATACAATGAATGGTTTTTTCATCGGACATCCGGTTAAACTGTCTGTGGATGAAGGGAATGACGAGGTAGAAAAGTATGTTGAATTCTTAGACCAATACAACGACCAGGACGATAATAATGCTGAGTTATCCAAGATATGCAGCATTTACGGAAAAGGATATGAGATGTACTACGTGGATGAGATAGGAAACATTGGTATTACATATCTAACTCCGATGGATGCCTTTATGATCTACGATGATTCCGTGCTCTGCCGGGAACGGTATTTTGTCAGATTATACAGAGACGCTGATGATGTACTACACGGAAGCGTATCGGATGATACGAAAGTCAGGTGGTTTGTCCAGAAAGGAGAGATTATCTGGGAAAAAGATGATAAGATTCATGGTTTCGATGGAGTCCCGGCAACAGAATATGTGGAGAATGAAGAGAAGATGGGAATCTTTGAGCCGGTTCTGACAATGATCGATGCTTACAATAAGGCAATTTCCGAGAAGGCAAATGATGTAGACTACTTTGCAGACGCTTATCTTAAGATTCTCGGGCCGAAGCTAGAAGATGATGAGGTTAAACACATCAGGGATGACCGTATCATGAACTTTGAGGGCGCGATTGATGGAGCGATTCCAGAAGTCGATTTCTTGCAGAAGCCAAACGGAGATACCACGCAAGAGAATTTGATCAACCGTCTGGAAAGACTCATATTCCAGATCAGTATGGTGGCAAACATTTCTGACGAAAACTTCGGAACGTCTTCCGGAATTGCTTTAAAATACAAGTTACATGCTATGAGCAATCTGGAAAAGACCAAAGAACGTAAATTTGCCAGTGGAATGAATAGGAGATACCGGCTGATATTCAGCAACCCAGTATCACATACAAAAGGAATTAAGGCAGATGATTTCGTAAAGGTGCATCCGCATTTTACGCCGAATTTCCCTGCAAATGTACTGGAGGAGAGTCAGATAGCTGGGAATCTGGAAGGGATTGTATCAAAAGAAACTCAGCTCGGTATTCTTAGCATCGTGAATAATGTGAAAGATGAGATTGACAAGTTGGAAGCAGAATCGTCAGAAAGAGAAACAGATGCGGTTATGAGAAGTATGTTTGGAAAGCAAGAGCTGAACTCGGATCAGATGGGGGGGGGGCATAACCGATGACGCAACGGTGCAATTAAAACAGCTTAACGGCGCGCAGACTCAGAGCCTTATAGCAATCATGGCGCAGTTTACAGCAGGTAGTCTTACCGAAGGCCAGGCGGTGAATTTGATATCAACAGCGATTGGAGTGAGCAAGGAAGAGGCGCGACAGATATTGAATGGAGAGTTGTAATGGACAATAAAGAATACTGGAGAAAGCGAGAAGAGGAGAACCTCAAGCACAACCTAAAGACAGAAGCGGAATACCTGAAAACCATAAATAGCTATTACGATTACATGATGGACCAGATACAGAAGGAAATAAATGGATTCTATGCCAAGTATGCCAGAAAAGAAGGAATCACACTGGCAGAAGCTAAGAAGAGAGTCCTGACAGCAGATATCGAAGCGTATGGTCGCAAGGCTGCCAAGTATGTGAAAGAGAAAGACTTTTCCGCGGAAGCCAATGCAGAAATGCGGCTATACAATGCCACCATGAAGATCAATAGGCTTGAAATGCTGAAAGCGAATATCGGTTTGGAGTTAGTGGATGGATTCAATGGGCTGCAAAAATATTTCGATCAGATACTGACAGATCGGACGCTGAAAGAATTTGAACGGCAGGCTGGGATTCTGGGGAAGACAATTCAAAATAATGCGAAAGCAGCAGAATCCATTGTGAATGCATCCTTCCACAATGCGAAGTTCTCCGACCGGATCTGGATGTATCAGGATATGATGAAGACGGAATTGTCCAAGCTGCTACAAGAAGGAATGATACAGGGAAGAAATCCGAGACAACTTGCGAGCCATCTACAGAAGCTGTTTGGCGTGAGTAAATCCGATGCGCAGCGCCTGATGAGGACGGAGCTTGCGAGGGTTCAGACAGAAGCTCAGAAGCGATCATTTGAGCAGAATGGATTTACGCAGTATGAATTCATTGCGCTTGGCTCTGCCTGTGACATCTGCAGGGAGATTGACGGGAAGCACTTTGATGTGGAGAAGATGATGCCGGGGGCAAATGCTCCGCCAATGCATCCGAATTGCCGATGTTCCGTGGCAGCTTGGGAGGATGATTCGGACTATGAAGAGTGGCTTGATTTCTTGGACAAGGGCGGCACTACGGAACAGTGGAATCGGTTGAAAAAGAATGGCAAACTTGTTGCAAAGGGATCCGAGTCTGATATAATAAAAGCATCAAGCACGAAAGAGGTTGCAGATGTGGCGATAATCAGGCATTTAGGAAGTATTAATACAACACCTTTAGAGAAAGAATTTGGAAAAATCCGGACTGATGAAATTATTGTTACAAATGAGCGTTTGAACCACATTAAAGAGAGACATCCGGAGGATTATGATTTGTTTGAAAAATATGGGAAAGATAGCGTAGAAAATCCCGATTTCGTAATCAAAGACGGTAAACATGACGGAACAGTATTTATGGTCAAAAAATTGCAAGAAACAAACTTGAATGTTGTAGTAAGGGTTGTTATTGAAACGGACAAAGAGGGGCTGAAGAACTCTGTAATGACTTTCTATCGAATCAGAGAACGGAATCTGAGGAAATTGATTGACAAAAACAGTTTGCTTTACAAAAAAGAATAAATGCGGTATAATATGTATACAATGAATGAGGAGATATTTGAAGTAGAGATTGTGCTGCTACGCACCCATTGGGTCAAAAGAAATGTGGGATAGGGCACACCCACCAAATATCTTCTTATTCTATGTTATAAAGTAAGGATTATCGTACCACCAGTCAGTAATGGCCGGTGGTATTTTTATGCATATTTTAAGGAGGTTGATATAATTTGATTGCGATAAGCGTCCGTAAGGACGGAATAACCGTTAGCGGTCATGCAGGTTATGCACCGGCAGGCCAAGATATTGTGTGTGCCGGGGTATCTGCTCTGACACAGACATTAATCAAATCCATTGAGGATCTGACATCAGACAAAATCAAATATAAAATATCGCCCGGCGGGGTTGATATAGAATACGGGAATCTATCAGAGAAAGCGAAGACTTTGGTGGATTCCTTTTTCGTTGGCAATCTGATGATTGCTGATGAATTTCCGGATTATGTCCGGGTGATGTGACCAGGCGTGAAGGTCTTAAAACTTTACGGACTACAGCCAGGCGTGGATGCTATAAGCTACGGAAAACAAAGCGTAAGTTTCAAAAATCGGAGGTAGAAGAAATGAAGTTAAGAGAGTTTATGATGCTGCAGTTGTTTGCAGATGATCCAACACCGGCAGATCCAGTTCCGCAAGATCCGAAACCGGGTGACCCGGAAAACTCGAAGCCAGCAGATCAAAAACCGGATGATCCATCACATCAACCAAAGTATACGGATGATGATGTGGATAAAATCCTGAGCCAGAAGTTCGCAGAGTGGCAGAAAAAGAAAGAGAAGGAGCTGACGGAGGCGCAGAAGCTTGCTCAAATGGATGCAACACAGAAAGCGGAGTATAAGGCACAGCAAATCGAAAAAGAGCTGAATGCGCTGAAAGAGAAGAATACCCTGTCGGAAATGTCAAAAACGGCCAGGAAGATGCTGGCAGAAGAGGAGATTAATATTCCAGATGAACTCCTTGAACGGCTGGTGTCCACGGATGCAGGGCAGACCAAAACAGCTGTCGAGTCTTTTGCAAAGCTCTTCAAAGACGCTGTGAATGAATCGGTTAAAAATTCATTGAAAGGGCCAGCTCCAAAAACAGGAACGAGCGGAACTACAGTAACAAAAGAACAGATTATGGCAATTAAAAATCCGTCTGAACGTCAGCGGATGATTGCCGAGAATATCACATTATTTCAGTAAAGGAGAAAGAAACTATGCATAACATTGAAAAATTAGGGTTGCAGGTATTTGCTGTACCGGACAACATGACAGGTCAGGCACAGATCCAGGTAAGGGCGAGGGAGATCGACTTTGTAACGAGTTTTGGTAAGAACATGCAGGCATTGCTGGATATCTTGGGCATTGTGCGCATGATTAAAAAAGAGAACAACTCTGTATTAAAAACAAAGACGGTAAGTGGAACGCTGCAGTCAGGAGAAGTCGCAGAAGGTGATGAGATTCCCTTATCTCAATACGCCGTAGAAGAAAAAGTCTTTGACACAATTAAGATTGAAAAATATAGAAAAGGCGTATCCTTGGAGGCAATCGCAGAAAGAGGCTACGAGGCTGCAGTACAGATGACGGACGATGAATTTAAGTCTGACCTGCAGAACAAGGTGACTGACCGATTCTATGCACAGCTTAAGAAGGGATCACTGGTTGGCCACGAATCCACATGGCAGATGGCAGTAGCGATGGCGATCGGAAAAGTGAAAAACAAATTCGAAACCATGAAAAGAACTGCTACTGGAACTGCTGTATGGGTTAATACGCTGGATGTGTACAAGTATATCGGCGCGGCAGATATTACCCTCCAGACTGCTTTCGGTATGAGTTATATCAAGAATTTTCTAGGAGCGGATATCGTGTTCGTATCGTCACAGATTCCGGAAAATACGGTTATTGCTACACCGCTTAACAATATTATTGCTTACTATGTGGATCCGGGCGATTCTGAATTTGTAAAAGCGGGTCTGTCTTATACAACAGATTCAACTACTGGATTTATTGGATTCCACGCACAGGGAACGTATGAGAGAGCGATTTCTGATATGTTTGCAATTATGGGCCTGCGTCTTTTCTGTGAGTATCTGGACGCTATCGCATACATTGCAGTCGGTTCTTCTGACACACAGACACTTGGGGCCCTGACGCTAACATCCGCAGAGGGAAGTGAGTCTGGTAAAACAGCTATCGCCGTAGAACCACAGCTTGCGTCTATGAACAACACATACAAGTACAAGACGGCAGCATCTGCAGCCACGACTGTCACCTACGGTATGGACGTAAAGAACTGGACAAAGTGGGATGGAATCTCTGAGATTGCCGCGACCGCTGGTCATCATGTCACCGTTGTAGAGTGCGACCAGAACTACAAGGCAGTTTGCTCCGGCGATGTGGTAGCAGACGTAAAGGCTTAAGCGAGGAGGTTGTGATGTATGGCAGTACTGGATGACGTAAAGATTCTCCTGGATATCCCGGAAGAGGAGACGGGTCTGAACAATAAGCTGAATCTGATTATTGAAAATGCTGAGAAGCAGGTGCTGTCATACCTGCCTTCTGGCACAGAGTCCGTTCCTACGGTGCTTGAGTATATTGTCTGCGAAATGGCAGTGGCCAGGTTTAACCGAATTGGAAATGAAGGGATGTCCAGTTACAGCCAGGAGGGGGAGAGCATTACATATGGGGATGACATATCTCCTTATCTTCCAGCGATTAAGGCATGGAACGATATGCAGAAGGACAACACAAAAGGAAGGATGCGGTTTCTATGAGATACGGGACACCGGTTGTTTTTGTAAAAGAGAATGAAAAGCATTACGACCCGGACTCCGGCGAGTGGATAAAAAGCGAGACTGTCCGGGTAAAGAAGTACGCTAATGTAACTCACATGAGCGCAGAACGGCAACAGACAGTATTTGGCGATGTGCGTCCAAACCGTTTCATAGTGCGTTTACAGCGCTCTTATAAGGCATCCTATGATTATGTTGAGCTTAATGGAAAACGATGTACTGTGGACACTGAACGGTGTCCTAGTGATAAACAGAGTTTGGTGGTGATGCAGAATGTCGGTTAAAATTGAAGGACTTGACAAACTTGAAAAACAGTTGAGAAAGAATATAACTCTGAATAATGTAAAGAAAGTGGTTCGTAAGAATGGATCTGACTTGCAGATAAAAATTCAAAGGAATGCTGATTTTAAAAAGGGCTATCAGACAGGAGCAACACATGACAGTATAAGGCTCGATATTATAGACGGAGGCATGACTGCAGAGTCCGGCCCGACAACAGAATACTCCCCGTATCTTGAATATGGTACTCGTTTTATGAGCAAGCAGCCATTTGTCAAGCCTGCCTTAGAAGAACAGGAAAAGAAGTTTAAGTCTGATATGCAGAAACTTGTGAAGTAGGAGGACGGGAGGATGAAAACAGCAGAACAGGCAGTGCATGACGAATTGTGGAAACGGGCGTCTCCTTTGGTCGATGGGAAAATCTATGAGAGTCGCCCAATGGTTGAGGTGGGATATCCATTCATAGATTTTGAAGATTCTGATACAAATTTCAGAGGCACAAAAAATGGGCTAACAGCCCGCGTGGAAACAAGAATCAATATCTGGGATACGGAGGACAACCGTAGAAACGTATCTGAGATTGGTAACATTCTGTTCCAGCAGGCAATTTCCATGCGGGAGGCTTATGGGTACCCGATAACATTAAGAGTTAATGAGTCAGGTATACAGATGATGCATGATAGGACGGTTACACCGGCACTGTGGCGGTGTATGGTGGACTTAGTATTCGAAATTTAGGAGGAAGATATGAGAAAAATAAATTTACAATTATTTGCGGAGGCTATACAGGGGAAGAAAATTGTGTACTTATACCGCATTAAGAAAGACGCAGCAACAACTGATGGTACGCTCATTGCTTTTACAACGGAAAATGGACGTACAAAGAGTAAAGATGCAGATTCTACGGCTACAAAAGACGGTTCTATCCGCACGCCGGGGACTGCAGAAGTAGAAATTACGGCAACCAGCATCCTATCAAAAGGGGATGGGATGATTGATAAATTAGAAGATGCTATGGATGCGGACGAGATTATCGAGATCTGGGAAGCAAATCTTGCAGAGAAGGCGGAAACGGGGGATAACAAATTCAAAGGTATGTACTTCCAGGGATTTCTTACGGAATTTGAAAAGACATCATCTGCTGAGGAGTTCGTAGAGTGTTCACTCACATTTGGTATCAACGGAAGTGGAAAACGCGGAGATGTAACTGTTACAGTAGAACAGCAGGAAGCGGCTGATTATGTATTTACTGATACACCAAAAACAGGATCAGGAGTTTAAAAGAGAGTGGAGAAATCCCTCTCTTTTTTCATTAAGGAGGAAGAAAGATGTTATTGAATATAAAAAATAAAGAAGTGGAAGTACGCTTTGGTATCAAATTTATCCGTGAGTTGGATAAATCGAACTATTTCGTAAAAGACGGCACAAAGTTTGGAGCGGGTCTGGAGCTGAAGGTTCCCATGCTTTTTACGTATGATACAGTCGCTTTATCTGAGATCATTTATGCCGGCACATGTATGGAAAAAAGCCGTCCATCAATAAATGACGTGGACGAGTATATAGAGAACTGCGAAGATCTGGAAAGTTTATTTGACGAGGTGCTCAGTGAACTAAAAAAGGGAAATGCTACCAAACTAAAGATTGCGCAGATGGAGGAAGCACTCAAGAAACAGGATCAGACCGATTAACATCCGAAGAAGTATATGAGGAAATCATAGTAAACTGCCTGCGTTTTCTTGATATGAGTGAAATCGATGCCATTGAGCGCATGACATTGCACGAATATGAATTACGGATGAGAGCATACCGGCTGAAAATGGTGGATGAGGAATATTGGATTCACTTGCAGGCTTGGGTTAACAGGGAAGTAAAAGCAGAGAAAAAGAAGGGGAAAGGCAGATCTGAACCGGTGTATAAGAAGTTTGATAGATTCTTTGACTATGAAAAAAGGTTGGAACAGGCCAGCGGAAAGTCTGCAGTAAAGAAACCTGTCTTGAGCCAGACAGGAAGGTATATGGAGTATCTGGAGAGGAGGAAGAATGGAGAGTTTTAGTGTGAAGGCGGTATTAAGCGCCTTAGACAAAGGATTTACAAGCACTATTAAGAGTTCCGTGAGTAGCCTTAACGGTATTAAAAATGCTGCATCATCTGCCACATCCTCAATTATGAAAATCGCCTCTGGGATTGGTGTGTTTAAAGCTGTTTCTGCGATTGGCAATGGAATAACAGGACTCATCGGTGATATGGGGGAAGCAAGCGCTGCGTGGAAAACATTTGAAGGTAATATGACAATGAATGGCACGGCAGCATCTGAGATACAGGATATAAAAAAGGAATTGCAGGATTTTGCCACACAAACAGTATATAGTGCCTCAGATATGGCAAGCACATACGCCCAGCTTGCTGCTGTTGGAACCCAAAATACTAAGAAACTCGTAAAAGGTTTCGGAGGGCTTGCAGCAGCGGCAGAAAATCCTCAACAGGCAATGAAAACGCTTAGCCAGCAGGCTACACAGATGGCGGCCAAACCTACGGTTGCCTGGGAAGATTTCAAGTTAATGCTGGAACAAACGCCAGCCGGAGTCGCAGCAGTAGCCAAGACGATGGGAATGTCCACTACAGACATGATTAAGAACATTCAAGCCGGAACGTTGGCTACTGAGGACTTCTTTAATGCCGTTGCAGAAACTGGAACAAACGCAAATTTTACCAAACTCGCAACGGAATATAAAACAGTTGGTCAGGCAATGGATGGGCTTACGGAGACTATGGGTACAAAGCTGCAACCAGCTTTTGATACATTATCCAGCTATGGTATTAAAGCTGTGAGTAAACTGGCTGACTCGTTCGACCAAATAGATGGTAATGCAATAGCCGAAAAACTATCTTCTGGCATAGATACAATAATGAAATATGTAGACGCTTTTAAAACCAATATGTCAGGAGTTGGTTCTGCATTTAAGGATGCGTTTAGCGCTATAGGGGCAGAATTCAGTGATCTTACAGGAAAATTTGGATCTGACACAAGCATTCAGTCCTTTGGGGATGCAGTTCATGTTGCTGCTGAGTATCTGAAAGCATTTGCAGGATTTTTAAAGGATAACGCTGACAAAATAGCGGCAGTTTTGAAAAATTTACCAAAGCTTCTAATAGCATATCAAGGATTTAAAATACTAAGGGCAATTGCTCCATTAGTAGGGGCGTTCACAGGGGCAATAGGCGGCTTGGCTAAACTCGGGCTGAGTAAAATTGCACCAAAACTTTTTGACGTTGCAAAAGGGCAAGATGCTGTTGGTAAATCAAGCTCTGGGAGTTCAAAGAAAATGCTTGCTTCTGCAAAATCATTTATGATGGTAGGTGCAGGAGTAGCAATAATAGCGGGTGGATTTTACCTGTTAGCAAGCGCAGCGGTCAAACTGTCTGACTCTGGCGGTCTGGCAATTGGAATAATGGCAGTTATGACTGGGGCAGTTTTGGCTTTATCGTTTGGTATGATGTCACTTCTCAAAAACGTGAAAACGACACCGGCCCGGCTTAATGCAGTATCCAATACATTCCTTAAAATGAGTGCTGGTATCGCACTTGTTGTGGGATCATTGGCCGTACTTGCACTTGCGCTTGTGCCCTTGGCATCGTTGGGTACCACTGCAGTTCCGCCATTACTGGCATTTGGCGTAGTAGTTGGTGGACTGGCGGCTATTTTAGGAGCTGTAGGGAAGAAGCTGCAGGCAAGTGCGGTAGGTATAGCCGTGTTTGCGGCTGCCGTATCTGTTATGGCCTTGGCAATGACGCCAATCGCACAAACCGGTCTTGAAGGAGCCGCGGCAATGGGGGCATTTGGACTTGTAGTAGCGGGCCTGGTAGCCGTATTTGGCCTGTTTGGAAGCGCGCTCAATGTGGCGATACCTGGCATGATTGCATTCGGTTTAACGATAGTTGCTGTTGGTGCAGGGATGGCGCTTGCAGAGGGATTTATAAGAGCCTTGCCACCAGTTATACAACAATTAGGCGATACATTTTCGCAAGTGGCAGCGTCAATATCCGATGCTGTAAGTCAGATTGTGTCTGTTGTAGGAGATACACTATGTAATGTAATGACTACAGCAGGAGACGTAATTTCGCAGGTAGTAGATTCCATAAGCGCAGGATTTGAAACAATCGCGGATGGAATAACCAGTGTAATAGATGCAATCAGTGGCGGGTTCTCAAGTGTGCTGGACTCTATATCGGGAGTTATAGAAAGTGTAGGAACATCAGCCCGTAACGCAGGAGAAGGATTTAAGGCAGTTGCGGTTGGGATCAGCATGATTGCAGAATTATCTTTATTTGACATTGCAAAATCACTCAGCGCTGTAGCGTTTGGGATCGGTGAGATATCTGCAGCAGGATCAGGATTACCAGAAGTGGCGAACGGAATGCTATTGATAGTTACCGGCCTTACGGCAGCCACAACCGGTATGATGGCATTTTATAATAGTGCAATTTTAGTATCAGCTGTAGCAACAAGCCTTCAAACAGCCATAAATAATATCAAGGCAGCATTTGAAGGATTTGTAATTGTCCCACCTGACATGTCTCCGATAACGGCGGCGTTTATCCGGGTGACTTCGGCCGCGAGAGAGACAGTACCGGCATTAGTACAGGCGGGCACGCAGGGCGGTGCCGGATTTAGCAGTGGGCTATTAAATGGATGCAGCATGGCCCAGAACGCTATGAATGGGACAGTAAAATCAATAATAGCTACGGCGCAAACGATTGTGCCAAGACTTACAAGCACAGCCCAGAACGCAATGAATAGCTTTAACGGAGGGCTCTCTGCGGGATTTAAGAACGCCGAATCTATAGTACAAAGTGGAGCAATGTCAATTGTGAGTGCAATGGATGGCGTACCAGATCGAATGTATAGTTGCGGTTATTATATTGGTATGGGCCTTGCAAACGGTATGAGATCAACTTTGGGAGAGGTTCGTTCTGTTGCCTCACAACTTGCGGCTGCAGCGGAAGAGGCGGTTATTGCAAAATCAAAAATCGGGAGCCCATCAAAAGTATTTATAAAACTCGGTGAATACATAGGCGAAGGATTTGCCATTGGTATAGAATCAATGGGTAATTTGGTAGAGCGCGTAAGCGAGAATATGGTTAGTATTCCAAGCACTCCTTCTTTTGCAGGCGTTCCATCCGGTAATATATCTCGAAACGATTTAAGTAGTGAATACAGTTATAATCCGGTCGTATATGTATCAACAGAAGTGAAAAGTATAATGGACGGAAAAGAAGTCGGGCGAGGAAGCGCGCCTTATGTAAAAGCTGAAAATGACAGAATAACAAAAGTGAAACAAAAAATAAACGGAATTCGGTAGGAGGGGCTTATGTATAATTTTGTAGACACGGTGGAACATAGCAGCAGTGCAGGCACCCTCCCTGCTGAGGCTGTAAGTGTAAACGGAAAGTATATAGAGAATGTAATACAAGGATATCGGACTATGTATGTTACTGGTCGGGAACTGCTTGAGTCTGAAATAAAAGAGCAACAGATTGGGTATACAGACGGTACAGAATATAAGGGAAAAAGAAATGTATCACGGGTAATTACCGTGACGTATAGGCTTATGGCTAATACTCCAGAAGCATTTAGGCAAAGATTTAATGCGCTGAATCTTGTGCTTAATCAAGAGCAGATGAAATTTGTCTTTAATGATGAGCCTGACAAATACTTCATTGGAACCAAAAGTACTATCGATGAGGTTCCAGGCGGTAGGCTGAACGTAATAAGTAGCTTTGACATTTATTGCGCAGATCCGTACAAGTACTCAGTGGTAGAGAAGACCTTCAATGCTGCCAAAAACAGCAGCGGGATGATGGAGGCAACGATAGTCAACAATGGCACAGAAGCCGTCCCCATAGATTACACCATAACTCACAGCAGCGAAAACGGGTACATAGGGATCGTGACCAAGGACGGAGTGATCCAGCTGGGGGATGCCGGCGAACAGGACGGAGTAACCCGCCAGAGGACAGAGCAGCTTATTAATTACCGTACTCCAGAGGCTTACAGTGCCATGACAGACGGTCAGGGGATACTTGGATTTAATTACATCAAAAACGGCACATTTAAAATTGTCGGACCTTACGAGGGGCATAAGTGGCTGGCCCTGGATAACATCGGGAGCGGAGCCGGTACATGGCATGGAGCGAGTAAGATGGTAACTATCCCGGCAGACTCCGGTGGCGTTGTGGGCGCGCAGAATTTTTACGCCCAGGCCAAAGTCTGGTTTGAGACGGGGACACTTGCGCAAACTGGAATGTTAATGCTGGCGATCGGGGACACCGCGGGGAACCACCTGGCAAGCATCAGGGTGGCGAAATACGAACTGGGTAAAAATCTTGCCTATGCTATGTTTGATGTCGAGGGAGTGGAAAAACAAAGGGTGAGTTTCATTCCGGATTATAAGGGATGTACGACTCACGACAAGGGGCATATATACATCAAAAAGTCAGGGCAGAAGTTCCAATTTTATTTTGGCGGCGGGGTATACACATTATACGGCAGTGCTGCATCTAAGACAAAACAGGCCAAGTACATAAGCATTTTTTCCGGTCAACATGGGACAATGAGCAAAAATGCTCTGGTGACAAGGATGTACTGGGATTATTTGTTTTTCCGCAAGGACAATGTAAATTATTGGTACGACATTCCAAACCGGTATCAATCTGGTGACGTGGTATACATTAACGGCAAGGACAACAAAGTCTATACCAACGGAGTAATAAGCCAGGAAGACGAGATCGTAGGTAGCAATTACCCAAAAGCCCCGCCGGGGGAAACTAAGGTGCAGTTTTACTGTTCTGATTTTGCCGATCCTGCACCAACTATTACAGCTAAGATAAGGGAGGCGTATCTATGATAGACAACATAAGGATAGCAGTATTGAGCGCGTATGATGAGGTACGCGCTTTTTTGGACAACGATGCTCCCGAGTCAATGCACTATTATGACGATGAGCTGCATGAGTATCTTAAGGGGGCAGCAAGCACATATACATTCAAGGCGGATGCACAACACCCGGAATCCGTAAGCCTTGTGGAAGGCAATAAGCTGGCGTTTAAGTGGCGGAAGAAAGATTATTACTTTAACATCGTCCGTGTCATCCGTGGCGAATATGAGGTAGAGGTAGAGGCGTACAGCCTGAATCTGGAGCTGCTTAACGAGCGTGTGGACGCGTACAAAGCGGCGAAGGCAATGAAATTCGCGGAATACCTCAATGTATTCGATTTTGAAAAAGTCCTGACCCTCAATATCAATGAGGTGGCAGACAAGACTATAACACATGAGTGGACTGGATCAGATACAGTGCTTGCCCGGATATATTCACTGGCAACCGTTTTTGACGCGGAGGCAGAATTTGTCCCGATTTTGAATAATGACTACTCATTGAAAAAGATAGTCCTGAACGTATACAAAAAGAATTCCAGTACAGACCAGGGTATGGGACGATACCGACAAGACATAATCCTGCGGTATGGAAAAGAAGTGTCAGGTATCACTAAGACCAGTGATATTACAGAGCTGTACACGGCGATCCGTCCGACCGGAAAAGATGGTCTTATGATAACCAGCTTAAATAAGACGGAAAATGACTCTGCAGGAAACGTGGAATACCAATCCCTGGCAGGAGACGGATGCATCCGTGCGGTACAAGCCCGCGACAGATTCCCGAGCAACAATGTCGGGACAGATAGGTATAGCACGGTAGATTGGAGTTATGACACGGACAACGTCAATACTCTGTACGGGCAAGCCCTGGCGGAACTGAAAAAGAACTGCGTACCTCAGGTACAGTACGAGGTAGAGGGATATTTCGACACGGATATAGGGGATACCGTAACCATTGTGGACGAGGTATATAACCCGCCACTATACCTGCAGGCAAGAGTCACGGAGCAGTCCAGGAGCTTCACGGATCCGGCGCAGAATAAGACCACATTCAATAATTTCAAGGAGCTTCAGAGCCAGATTGACTCAGCGCTTATGAGAGCCATGCAAAAACTTATCGCTGAGAATAAGGTGTATACATGCTCAATCCTGAGCAATAACGGGGTCGTATTTAAAAATGGCGAAGGATCCACCACACTGACGGCATCTGTCATGGACGCCGGAAAAGATATGACCGGCAGTCTCACGATCCAATGGACGGTAGACGGAGAAAAATTGTCCACAGCAAAATCCATTACGGTTAATGCAGCGGATATATCTGGCAAAGCGGTATACCGCTATGAAGCCACGGACAAGGCCGGTATATCAAGGGGTTACGCTGAGGCAACAGTAGCCAATGTAAACGATGGAGAGCCAGGGGAAGCCGGAAGCCCGGGGGCTGATGCATATACATTGTACTTGAGTACTACAAGCCACGTATTTAATGCAGATTACGATGGCAACCTTACCCAAAATATATCCGTATCCACTGTTGCCGTAGGATACAAAGGCAATGAGCAGATAACGCCTGTTATCGGTACGCTTCCGGTGGTCAGCGGTTTTGCATTTAGTTTGAGCGGATCCACGATCACCATAACTGGAAAAAAGGGTAAGGACATGCCGGACAACGGGGTAATAAATATCCCGGTAACGCTGGATGGGATTGACTGTACACTCACATTTACCTATGCAAAAGTTAAAGACGGATATCATGGAGAGGATGCTAAACTCTGCACCGTCACAGGGAACCAAATCATGAAATATGAGTCAGGCAGTACTACCCCCGTTCCGTCTGCATTGATATTAACTGCCGAATACCAGAACACGAATCATGGAAAATGGCAGTATCGAAATGAGTACGATATATGGGCCGATTTTGTTCCTGCCCAGACGAATGTAACAATCACGATTGATGAAGCATCTATTGCATGGGTCGGGAACACTGCCGTGATCCGGGCTATAGATTCCGGGCAAGTAGCTATGGACACTATAACGCTTGCAAAATTACGGGATGGATCGGATGGCGAAAAGGGAGACCCAGGTGCTCCCGGAACCGGAATTACATCGGTAGATGTGGAATACTACTTATCAACAAGCCCAACGGAACAGATCGGAGGTAGCTGGCAGACCACAGCGCCGGATTGGGTGGATGGGAAATACATTTGGACAAAAACTATTACAAACCTAAGCAACGGATCCACTTCCGAAACCAACCCAGTATGTATCACTGGAAGCAAAGGTGGTACCGGAGAAGCTGGAACAGGAGTGGAGTCTATTACAGAAGAGTATTACCTGTCAACTTCAAAAACGGAACAGAATGGAGGAAATTGGGAACCAACGCCGCCGACATGGAGCAGCGGGAAGTATGTCTGGACACGGAGCAAAATTATATATAAAAACCCGACATCGATAGTGTATACAACCCCGTTATGCGATAGCTCATGGGAGGCCGTCAATGAAATGCAGATCAGTGGAAGAAATCTCGTCTTAGGTACATCTGTGCCACTTATAGCCGAAGAGACAGAAGATTTCACAGCCTTTAGTTATGTTAAGGCCTATCCTCTATCTCCGATTATTACTGACGACCCCAAAGCATTTTTGTTAAGTTTTAGAGATGGATCATCTTTAATTTTGTCATACGACATCAACATACCAAGAGCATACAAAAACGCAGATTATACGTTAAACCGAGTAGGAGCTTATTACCAGTTCACCTTAACGCACACTGATGGTACAGTAAAGTATTGGTATGGGTCTCACTCTGGGCCAAATACAGCCACAAATAAGCATACGTTTTCAGGTCTGAACTCATTGATTACTCTGACTGAAAATGAAGGCTCATATGTTGGCAAATATGCCTGTTACACAACGCCCATAAATTCATCAGTATTAGCTGATTTTTATGCTAATCCAGATGATTATACTGTTAGAGCGTATCCGTTTAACGTTGAAATACGAGGAGCGTATACAACCGGTGGTAGTGTCTCAAACTTAATGCTAGAAAAGGGCAATGTTCCATTCGATTGGACGCTTGCACCGGAAGATATACAACATCAAATTGACAGCGCAATCACAAATGTGGATGTTGAGTATTATCTATCCACAAGTGATACGTCACTGGCGGGAGGTAACTGGCAGACCACAGCTCCGACATGGGAAGACGGGAAATATATGTGGACGCGGACAAAGAAAACTTACGCCGATACCACTACGGTTACTACTGATCCGACATGCATCACGGGAGCAACGGGAAAAGGAATCAAATCTATTGTAGAGCAATATTATCAGTCTGACAGTGCCACTACACAGTCGGGAGGAGAATGGGTTAATACAGCTCCTGCATGGGAAGATGGAAAATACGTGTGGACTCGATCTATTATAACTTACACGGACGACACGAATATAACTACAAACCCTGTATGCGCAACTGGATCAAAAGGCGAAAAAGGTGATACTGGCCCACGAGGTCTCCAGGGATTACAAGGAGAGAAAGGAGATCAGGGCATCCAGGGGCCAAAGGGAGCGGATGGAAAAAGTAGCTATACGCATATCGCCTATGCAAACAGTGCTGATGGATCCACTGACTTCTCTGTATCTGATAGCAATAGAACTTATATAGGTATGTACGTAGACAACACGGTTACAGACAGTTCAGACCCTACAAAATATGCATGGAGCAAGATCAAAGGTGCGGACGGTGCACAAGGCACTCCTGGGAAGGCCGGAGTTGATGGGAAGACCCCATACTTACACATTGCCTATGCGAATAGCGCGAATGGATCAACCGGATTTTCTGTATCTGATAGTGCAAACAAATTGTATATTGGACAGTATACAGACTACACAGCTGCCGACAGCACGGATCCTACTAAATATTCATGGACGAAGATCAAAGGCGAAACCGGCGCTACAGGCCCGCAGGGTCCGCAAGGAGTCCAGGGGCCAAAAGGAGCAGACGGCAAGACTTATTATACATGGTTAAAATATGCAGACACGCCTACTACAGGGATGAGTGATGATCCTGCCGGAAAGGCGTATATTGGACTTGCTTATAACAAAACAACAGCTACAGAGAGCAGCAATTACAGTGACTATACATGGTCGCTGATAAAGGGCGCAAAAGGCGATCAGGGAGTTGCCGGGCCGAAAGGGACAGACGGGAAAACGTATTATACCTGGATAAAATATGCAACAAGTGCATCTGGGGCGAATATGTCGGATGATCCCGCCGGTAAAACCTACATTGGATTGGCTTACAACAAAACTACGGCAACAGAAAGTACAACAGCCTCTGACTATACATGGTCGCTTATCAAGGGAGATAAGGGGGACACCGGTACTCCTGGAACCGGCTATACAGTATTATTAAGCAACGAGTCCTATTCATTTGCCGCCGGGGTATCTGCGGCGGTAGCCGGAAGCACATACACAAACGTAAATGCCTGGAAAAATACGACTCAGGTAGCGGCAACAATTACTAAGATCGGTAGCACAGCCGTGTCTGGGAATGCTACGGGTGTTGCTACTGGGATTACGGGCCTTACGGCGGATGTATCCGGAAACGGGACAACTGCGTGTAAGATAACATT